CCTCAAACTCAGGTTGCATTGCTTCCATAACCTTGTCAAAGATTTTCTTACCGAACTTGTAAAGAAATACACCACCCTCATTTTGAGGATTAGTAGGATCTTTTACAACATAGATGTTTGCATAATATGAAAGCTTACGCTTCTGCTTACGAACAACATCCTTATCGGATTCATTACCACTATTCCAGAGTTCACGATTGTGCTCTGATACGGGATCCTTACCACCTGTTGTAGTCAAGGAATTTTCAATATACCATCCACCAGGACCTTGAAATGCATGTGAATACATCTTTGCCCATGGGATATCCTCTCCATCAGGAGCAGGAAGGAAACGAAGCACGGCATAACCATTACCGCCTTTATCTACTTCTGGTTTCCATAGACGTTCATCAACATTAGTATTTGAACTCATCTTCTCTACTTCCTTTACCAGTTTCTGGGTTAGGGATCCTATAGAAGATTCTTTTTTTAGACTTGCGAAAGACATTAGATTACCTCGGATTAATTAGATTTGGCTTGTGTGTACCTTGATATTATACGATCATAACTCATTTTTGTCAATATGCATACGCATCATTCCAAGCATTTTAGTCATTTCATTAAAAACAACATTCATATCAACATTGGGAGGAAGTCCCAGATCAGAAGCACCTTTCATAATATCATTTTTCATCATTTTTGCTTGGGGATCATCCGACAGACTTAAACGAGTATAAAGGATTTGTTGCTTATTTAAAAGCCTTTCAAGTAAATCAACATGATATTTTTTATCCTCCATATCCATAGTAGGAAATTCAAAAATATTACCATAAACTTCTTCTTGAAGTTCTTGGATTTCAGTTAATTCTGCACGAACAACTTCAGATTGAAAAAAACTCATAGTACAATATCTTTCAAAATTTTACGATACTTTGGTACATCTATATTTATCCAGGGTCTATACTTCCTAATTTTTCGACTAACAATCTCCCAAACGGGATCATTTAATTTTTTATCAAAATCCTCCCTATATTCAAATATTCTATCACATATTACCAGTGTTTCAAGTGAAATTTTCCCACCCAAATAACTCTTTAAAATGAGTGGATGACCTTTAGAACAATCAAATACCTCATTTACATTATTTTCCTCAAAAAGGGAATTTACCTCATCTTTGAAAATATACGAAAGTGACTGAATTTTCTTTTTCCAGTCAATATAGCGATTTTCACCTTCTTTGATCATTTCACCAATCCACATTGTTCCTGGATCAGTAGTACTTACAAAATTAGATACAAAAAACTCTTCTACTTCTTTATCATTCTTCTGTCTTGCAAACTTCTCAAACCAAAATCTGTCCTTCCTCTTATAGAAAGCTTTATTAGTTGCTCTTGTCTTACCACGATACTTCTGATAATCGTAGTGGTCACGGGTGAAATGATTCTTTAAAGCCAAATAACAACGATATGCATCAGCAGCCAACATTCACTCCTCTTCCTCTACACATTCCAATTCTCCAATAGCATCCACAGGAACTTCTGCATTTCCTAAACGATACCAAGGAACCATATCACCTGACCGATAACTTACACGATCACCAATATACTCAATATCTAAACCATCATCCTCTCTTATTATTGCTTGGAGACGATAGTGCATTAATTCAGATTTAGTAGGCATTATTCTTTCTCCACTATATTAAATGCAACTGTAACTCTTTCCTTTCTTGTCTTCTTTTCCTCCACATAATGAAAGGCTTCCTGACTAGGCCAAATATACATATTTCCTACCTTAGCATCTGTTGTTGTATTATACTTTGGAAATATAGTAGGTTGTCCATCATTCTGAATATACATCACACCTGAAAGTAATCCCGCATGGTTATGTTCCGGGTTATCATCTCCTTTATATGCAAAGTTAGTCCAGATATCATACCCATCAAAGTGTCCGTCCCACTTCCGAAGTTTAAAATCTCTATGTGTCTTTCCTGCTCCATAATACTTTGCAGTTAATCTCAATACCCACCCCAACCAATAAGATTCCTCAACCATCCTTGGAGGGATAGAACACTGATATGAATTATGCTTCTGCCCATCCATAGAAAGATACCCAACATTCTCATGGGATCTAAGTTCTGCTAATGGATGGTCCTTAACTTTTCTACATTCCTTTACCCACTCTCTTACTTCTGTAAGTATTTCTTTGGGCATAGTTGCTTTCATAATAGGAGAGCGGTCATTCACTCTCTCAAGTTTCAATACATCCATGATTCACTTTAATAAACTTCATGCTAAAAGGTAATAGGGGTAAAAAATTGCCAGGATTTTTAGTCGCCAAAAATGGAATTAAATCGGCAATTTCGCACGGGATGTCCGCTTTAAAAAGTTAAGCTCCTGTGCTTCGTACTTAATCTTCTCCTTCAATGGCTTAGACATAAGTTTAGGAACTGACTCAACATCAATACTATTCTTCTCACAGAAATGTACAATAGCATCAATATAACTCATACCTTCAGCAGTATGAACTAAAGATTCAATCTCTTGAGCAAAACGAGCAGGACAAAAGAACTTGGCCTCCATTACCTTTTCAAGTTCATTCTCCATTCTCTGTCCCAATACGGTTAGATACAAATTCTTTAATATATCTTACTAATAACTTAATATAGTCCCCCTTGTTCCTTTTGTCAAATACTTCTACTTCACCACCAGGAGTTACCATGATAGTGATAAGTTTTTTAACAGGGATTTCAGTTAATTCATAGTAAGCAGCAGCATAAAAAGTTTCCTGAACGAAATAGTTTTCCATCCACTTCTCAGGTTTAATCTTTTCAGATGTTTTGAAATCTATTACTGCTAACTCGCCTTCATATTCCGCAATACAATCAACTCTACCCGCAAGACCAAGGTATTCTGAGTATAAAGTTCTTTCTATAGCGTGTATGTTATTTATATTATCCAAATATGGCTTAGCATGATGAAACATAAATTTGGTAAGAGGTTTAAACTCATCCCAATCAATCTCTTTACCCTTTAAATACGCTTCGGTCGCTTCATGGAAATCAGTACCACGCGCTGTCGCTTTCTTCGTAATGCGGTTCGCCTCATCAAGGCCAATTCTCTTTCTCCACTTAATGAAAATATCCCTATTATAAAAGCTGGTAACCGAAGTGATAGAAGGAACCCAATTACCATCAGGGAGTTGATATAATCTACAACCAGGAGTATCTTTTTTTTCAAGTTCAATGTCACCTAAGAAATTATGATGAATAAAGGTCATAAATTTAATTCCATTTTAGCAATAATGTATTCTTTAACTAATCCAGAGCGAACAATATCTTCTACTCCAAATTCAATTATATCAACTGAGGGCATCAAACGAAGAATCCTCATAAAATCAATAATGCCATTCCTCTCATTTGTTCTAATCAAATCAGATTGAGTAGCATCACCACAGAACATAATTTTTGACTGCGATCCAACTCTTGTCATTATACTATCAAGTTCATGATAATTCAAGTTTTGGTATTCATCAACTATAACAATTGTCTTATCAAAAGTTGTACCTCTAATAAAACTAGTACTCCAGAAATCTATTGTCCCCTGTGTCTTAAGATTGCCATACAACATTTCAAAATCTGATTCTGTTGGCATCTGAAACATATACTTTACCATCGCCTTGTAAGGGATTTGATAAAGGGAGGACTTATCTTCATGATCGCCAGGAAGGAACCCAATTTCCCTAGTAGCAACAAGAGATCTAACAATATAAATCTTTTCGTAAGGAGTTTCTGGATCCAGAACATCTTTAAGTGCATTGTATAGAGTAATAAATGTCTTACCCGTACCCGCACATCCATAGACAGCAAGATTTTTATCTTCTGCATAAGATTCAAATAAAGATTTTTGATTATCAGTGAGAGGTTCAATGTCTCTCAACATATCAATATTAATTGGCTTTTTTCTCTTCATCTGTTTTGTCGTTAATCCGACGCCTATTGGAGGATCAATTTTCTTTTTTCTTGGCATATTTAAATTGGTTTAACGTTAGATCCTGGTTGCTTAGATGCTTTATAAAGGACATCATTCCATCCAGGATGAGATTTCTTCAGCTTATCATAGACTTCTCCTATCTCACCAACTGAAGCAACACCTGCCATCCAGTCCTTATCCCAATCAGGATTCTCTTTTTTCCACTCACCATATTCTACCATAGACATAGAAAGTTCTTTTTGTTCACCTGTTTCTAGGTGTTTCACGGGGTATGTTGGCATGTGCTCACAATAATAGATAAAAATATTTATTCAATAAGAATTGATGGGGCATCTTCACACTCAGGACACTCACCATTAAGTTTCCATCCAAGTGCTTCAGCAACAGTAGGAAACTGACAACCAAAGATGCAACGAACTCCTTCTGCAATATCCATATGCTCTTTCTGTGTTCCGTGTGAAGATCGCAAATCAATATAATGGATCCATGACCTTACTGATCCTGTCATATAAAGTCTTGTAGGTGTAGCAAGAGGAAGCACAAACCGCGCACACTCTTTTGCAACTCCATTATCTAACATATCTTTATACAACCACATGGCATTATCAAAATGTTTTTGAATTCCTATACGATAATCACGTACAAGTTTAACATCCAAATCATCAATAGAGTTCTGACGATTCTTTGTATCCTGTCTACGCAACTCAGGAATAGGTATAATATCATCCAACATAGAAGCATCAGCATACCGCTGTGAGAACTCCTGGAAGGTGAATGAACGATGCCTTAGGATCTGTGCAGCAAGTCCTCTGGTAGTATTGATCTCAACAGTCATGAATGCCTGCTCAAAGACGCTCCAGTGCCCGTGTTTGATGCAGTACTTAAGAAGACCAGCGAACTTATCATTGTCCTGGTTCTTGGGGTTGCTAACGCGAGCAACATATCCCATGTGCTTCTCCGCATCAGGAGTAACACTTACTAATTTAATTTCTGGTTTCATAGTTAATCTGGGTATCCATCGTCATCATCCCATTGTTCATCATAATCTGAAGGTGGGGAAGAGAACGCATCAGAATTTTTATATGAATCAACATCAGAATGTACTTCAGATTCTAATGCATCCACAAGAGATTTAAGATTTCTAACAATAAGTTTTAATCTTTCTTTTTTAAGGTCTTCCATTATGATTCCTTTTCCCTTTAATTATAATACAAAAAAAGGACTTGTCAAGCAAGTCCTTTTGATACTATGTAAGTTACGACACTAAGACTTAATTCAGACGTGATGAGAAATACCACGGTAATTAAGATCGGCACTAGAATGTGAGGCAACCTTGTGATTAAGGGAGCTTTTATAGTGCTTTCCACGATATACATGCTCAACAGAATCACTGCTGGCTTGCTCGGTCTTGGAAGGTGTATATGATACACCGCGATAGATAGTCATGAGTTTACTCCTAAAGTAGTTGGATTTAATTCCGTTCCTTTAGTCGGCTTTTGCGTCCTCTACTTCTAATTCAAAACACGTTGGGTCTGTCTGCTCAATTATTGCAAATCTAATATCAAGTTTATCACTGGCAGTCATAGAAGATCTATTAATACCACCAGAAATCCAATCATATTCTTCACAATTAAGCAACCGATATCCATCGGGTGCTGAGGCAAACAATAATAACGGCAAAGAAAATAAAAACATAGGATGAACGATCCGTTCCGAGTCGGCTTACTTGCGTCTCCTTTAATAGGGGATGAACGATGTGTTAATCATAACACATTTGTTTTATTTAGTCAAGCAGCCTTTTAATTTGTGATACAATTTTATATTATTTTAATCTTTCTCTATTTTATATGGACACATCAGAGACCCTGCAAGTTCACGAGCATGTGTATTATGATCTATCAATTTATTCATCCAAATTCTTTCTTCCAATGTAACAGCACGATTTAATTTTATTCTACAACAAATATCAGTAAGCTTTAATCTATATTTTGTGCTTAACATATTATTTTAAAGGATTCCCGTGCTTATCAACCAAACCAAGTTTCCTTACCTCATGAAGACTAGACCTCTGACGTTTCTTAATCTTCTTATATTTTTTAATAAGTCTATTCACCTCATTATTAGATATATTAACTTTCAACTCTTTCTCATCTTCCTTTCCAACAAAACCAAGATTACTTTTTTCAGACCCATCTTCCATCTCTAGATACTCATTTATACCTTCCTGAATTTCATCACGAATGAGTTCATCTATTTGAAACCTCAATTGATCATCGTCCTGTTTCATCCCTTCCTCCTTTTCTTCTTCTCTGGATTTTTATACCCCCACATACCAGGATGTATTGTGCCACTTCCCCACTCAATTGCTTTAATAGAATCCTTTCCGTATCTATCATAGTACATATCAAAAATATTAACTTGCTTCCCGGAACGAGTTAGATCTATATGATCTTTTCCATCAACAGAATACCTAATAATATATGCATCACTTGGAAATTTCTTACCCCGTGCTTTATTAATTGTTGTTTTCTCTAAAATAATTTCACAAGAATAATCAGAAGGTTTAATTTTACTCTCTTCTACTACCTCTTCCCCCTCATTAACATCCTCTTCAACTTCAGCAGTCATGAACGACCTCCCCATTGAATATCTGAATATGCTTCCTTTACTACCTCATAAGTTAATTTATACTTGGTTGTCAATTTTTTATCCTTAATAAGACATAGAATTTCTGCTTCTCTTGGATGAAGTCCTTCTAACATCTGAATGAACATCGTCTCTCTGCGAATAGTACTTAGTGGAGTGTTGCCACCTTGCACAAAATGATAAAGATTTTTATACTCTCTACGCAAGGAAGTATGATCGGTCCCTACAGGAACTTCATTAGGGTTATAAGGAACTTCTCCTTCTGGAATAACTGATACGACAGTCTCATCAAAATTCCAAATAAGAACAGAAACTAAAGAAGGATCACGATATTCTTGGAGAATTTCTATCTTCTTAGCTTTTGATCGCTGAGTACTTACCAAATCAAGAATTTCAAAAATAAAAGGATTTGGTGGGAGTTTAACTTGTGCTTTACTCGTCTTCTTCGTCGTCGTCATTTTCGTTTTCAAACCTCACGGCTACAATTTCGTCTGGAATTACATTTCCATTTTGGTCAAACATCTCTGGATGCGTATAAGCAACATACTGCTGCTCTAAATGATGCTGTCTTGCTAACCATCCTATCATACCTCCTACCAAAAGAGCAAGGAATGACATAAAAGTCGTAAGAGTCAAAGTTATTGCTACATTTTCCATGGTATTCTCCCAGAGAAGTTTTATTTTTTTCTAATATCTAAGTAAAAATTAAAATGAAAAACAATTTCTCTTCTAAAAAAAGAAATCATGTTTCCAAATTTTACTTGAAAAGTTTTAGGTGGTTCTGGTTTTCTCCTATTACGTATTAATAATTCAATACCTCGATTAATTTCGAGTTCATCATTATTTAGAGGGTTTTTTTCGTCTTCCCGGCTTGCGATCATTACTATATCTCCGTGCGTCATCAAGAATACTATACAAATAATTACATATTTTCCTTGCTTGAGGTTTGGGTATATGTCCATAAGCTTCACGCAAAGTCTTATGTTGACTATCCTTACCCCCTTTTATATACTCCTTAAGTTCTAATACTTCATCAGCAAGTTCCTTAGCAGTAGAACTATGAAGGAAAGAATCTGCCTCAGCCTTTGTTGTCTTACGATACTTTAGGTATTCATAAAACCTGAGTTGCATCTTTCCTTCAAAAGCATACTCAATAGCATGTTCGACCAACTCATATACGTTTTCAAAATCGTCTTTCATTAGACTAATTTATTTTCTTGAAGGTATTTAACAGTTTCATTACATCCACCAAGGTTATCACCATTTAAAACTACTTGAGGGAATGTAGATCCTTGACCAAACTGACCATAGAAACCCTCTCGATCAAAATCCACACCCAACTTATAAACAACATGTTTCAGTTCTGCTAATTGCAATACCTGCACCACTTTAGTACAAAGAGGACACCCATCTTTAGAATAAACTGTAAAATTCATGTTGATTAATTAAAAATTTTATTTATGATTTGCGATGTTTTGTTTGTTCTATAATACCATCCTTAAAAAGGATATCACATCTTGGATAAGGAGCATAGTGAGCATCCCATTTTGCTGGATAAACTGTCATATTCCCACTGAAATAGAATGGTTTTATTTTACCATGGTTACCATTAG